CGCCGCGTTGGTCACCGTGTCGACGCCCGCGATGGCCTGGCCGAGCGTGTTGATCGCGGCGATCGCGGCATTCGCCGCAGCCGCTGCGTTGACTGACTTCACGGTCGCCACGCAACTGGTGACGCCGGCCGCCATCACATACCCGCCCAGCGTCGCGCTGTAGGCCGTCTGGTTCGTGTCGGCGATCACCGTGTACTTCTGCGAGCCATCGGCCGTCTGCACGACAGACGCGAGCGGCACCACAACCTGGGTCGTCGAAGTGAAGCGCGCGAAGGTCACCTGGCCGGTGGCCTGCTGGGCCGCCAGGCGCGCGAAGCCGAAGTCGGCCGCCCAACTATCCGCGTCGGCGCCATTGCTGGTCGCAAACCGGGTCAGCGATGCAATCTGCAGCGCGATGCCCTGCAGCCAGAGCGCAATTGCCGCCACGGCCTCCACAAAGGCCCGCAGCACGGAGCCGATCGTCATGTCGACGAGCTGCTTCGATGCGCCCTGGATCGCGGTGACCGCGTTGCCGACGATGGTCGCGAAGTTCTGGGTCTGGATCGCCATGGGGCCTCACTGGGACACGTTGAAGCTGAGAACCGTGGCCTTCTTGGTGAGCGCATCGGTGTAGCCGATGGTCACTGCGAAGCCGGTGAGGTCGGTGGGTGTCTGCCGCACGTTGATCTGCGGCGGCGGCGTCTTGGCCACGCTGTCTTCCAGCAGGATTTGCGAGCGGATCAGGGCGACCACCTTGCCGACATCGAGCAGCTGGCCGACGTACTGCGGCAGGCCGGCGCCGTAGCTCGGTTGGAATACGTAGTCGCCCGGGTTGGTGAGCAGCCGCCGCAGCACGCGCTGCTGGCCGCGCTGCGTGCCGCTGGAGAGCGCGATGTCGCCGCTGGGGCTGCTTCCCAGGTCGCCGCCCCAAAGATGGTTCAGGTCGCTGATCACACCGGTGCTCCCGTGTTGCCCGTGCCGGTCGTGACGCCACCATGCACATGCGTTTGAAGGCTCTTGCCGCCGCCGGTGACGTCGTTGGTGACAGTCAGCGGGCCGATGAGAGATGCCGCCGTGCCGGTGCCGCCGGCGGCCTGCGTGATCGGTCCCTTGAGCGTGGTCGTGCCGTTGACCGCCAGGTTGCCATTGACCGTGGTGTTGCCATTGACCGTGGTCGGCGCATTGACAGTGGCCGAGGCGGCCGTCGCCGTCACGCTGCCCGTCACGCTGGCGGTGACGTTGCCCGAGACGGTGGCCGAGACATTGCCTGTCACCGTCGCATTCAGGTTCCCGCCCACGGTCGCCACCAGGTCGGCCTGCGAGCGGATCGACACGTTGCCGTCGTTTGTGAACTTCAGGAAGCTGCCCGACTTGTGGATGAGCCAGAACTCGCCGGATGGAACGGCCACCGCCCGGTCGACGTCGTTGTAGAGCCGGCCCTCGACGAAGCCAGACTCGAGCGCGTCGCCGAAGAAGTGCACGGTCACCATGTCGCCAATCGACGGCGCGGCGAACATGCCCCAGGCGTTCCCGATCCACGGCGAGCACAGCGGCAGCCACCCGGTGATGAAGCCTTCGGGTTGAAGCTTCACGCGTACGCTGAAGGTCGCGGGCTCGTAGCTGCTGATGATCCCCACGCGTGCCGCGGCCTGATCGGACGTGGCCCGCAGCGCTTGCAGGCGCATCGCGTTCTGGAGTGGTCCCATCATTGCAGCGGCGAGTCGGGGTTGCGGTTCTTGGCGTCCACCAACATGGTGTAGCCCTCGTCCATGCTCATCATTCGGGTGATGCTCATGGGGTAGTAGGTCTGGTCGAAAGCCGTGCCGGTGCCCTGCACCTTGATGACCGACTTGGCCTGCAGCAAGTTGTCGGCCGGCAGCCGGGCGCGCATGCGCATCTCGTGCGCGATGATTTCGCGGTAGCGGGCCTGCGCGTACTGCTGGCACCTGACCGCCGTGGAGCCGGCCGGCAAAGTGAAGTAGTAGTTCTGCGTGTTGCCGAAAGGAGAAGCCTTGCCGGCCTGCACGACCTTCGCGTGGCTCGGGTAGGACTCGACCACCGGCACCTTACCCCTCAGCGACGCGCTGCGCACCGTGACGGTGACGCCCTTGGCCACGGTCAGGCTGCGCGAGAAGGACATCTGCTCGATGTTGGCCACCGGGCCGGCCTGCCACTGCAGCACATAGGGCTCCGCGCTCTCCTTGGCGTCCGGCTCGAAGTGCAGCTCCTGCCCGGCCACGTAGCAGACGAACCCCTCCTCGCGCGCCAGCCAGGCCAGCAAGTCCCATTCGCTCTGGTTGGCGCGCAGCCGCACCTGGTCATGCTGGTAGAAGACGCCGACCGGTGTGCTGGTGGCGGTGATCTTCGGGGTCAGGGCATGGTTCTTGGCCAGCATGGTGGCGATGCCGCTGCTGGTCTGGTTTGACCACTCGCCAGCCACGCGCGTATCGATGAAGACCGCGGTCAGGTCGCGCCCGGTCAGGCTCAGCATCGTGGAGACCGGATCGAACTCGATGTCGTCGACGCGGCCGTAGATGAGGCTCGACAGTTCGTTGGCGCTCGGGTCCGCCGGATTGCTCGGGAAGCCGGCCAGGATCTCGACGTAGATCTCGGCCTGCTGAGAAAACCAGTCGGCGGCCTTGAGCTTGCGGCCCAGCGACTTGTCCAGTGCGCCCCAGGCCGGCGCGGTCTGGTCGGCCATCGCCGAAGTGGCGAAGCTCACGCGGAAGGTGTCGGCCTCGTAGTAGGTGTTCGCGGTCACCTCCCAGGACACCCAGCCCGGCATCGGCGCGCCATTGACGCGCACGACCGCGCGCGGCTGCCGGCCGGCGGCCACGGTGGGAACGGTGTTGAGCATGGTCAGGAGGCGAGGACGCCGCTTTGCTGGTCGGGCTGCGGCGGGATGGCAAGGGTCGCGGTGCCCTGGATGAACGGATCGATCAGGCCGTTGGCCTTGGCGATGCCCGTCCAGGCCATGGCATCGCCGTACTGCACTTCTGCGATCTGGAACAGGTTGCCGCCGGCCGTGGCCACGGTGTTCTGCGGCGCGTTGATGTTGTTCAGGTTGGCTCCCATGCGGCCCAGCACGTTGCGCAGGCCATAGAGCTGGCTGCCCTGGGTAACCGCCGTGACCTGGGCGGTCAGCTTGGCCGCCGCAGTCGCCACCGGGTTGCCCGGCAGCACGCCGCCGAAGCTCGTTACGTTGCCGATGGTGTTGCCCGTCGACGTGATGAGCACTTGCACGCGCGCCTGCACGGCGGCCAGTGGCTGCAGCACGCTGTTGATCGTGCTCTGCGCGGCCTGCGCGAAGCTGGAGACCGCCGAGATGGCCGTGTTCAGCGTCGTCATCAGGCCGGACAGCGACGTGTCGGCGATGCTGTCGGACAGCGCCTGCGCCGCGCTGGTGTCGTCGCTCATGGCCTGGTCGATGGGCGTCGATCCGGGCGCCGTCACCGGCGTCGTCAGGTCCTGCACCACTTCGCAGACGATGCGGTACGGGATCTGGTAGGCGCGCTGATAGGTGGCCGAGAACTCGCGAACGATCACCTTGTAGCGCAGCTGGCCCCAACTCAGATCTTGCACCTGGCCGCCGATGCGCAGGCCGTCCAGGTACAAGGCGCGGTCCATGGCGCCGACACCGAGCATCATCCCGGACCAGCCGAGCGGCCGATCCGAGCGGCCCATGGCATCGATGACGCGCGTGCCGCCGATCAGCTCATGCACGGCCAGGCGCTGCGCGCCGCCGAACTCGATCTCGGCCGGCACTTCGAGCGAGCCGAACTGGAAGGCGCCGAGGTTGAGGGTTGTTGCTGCCATCAGTAGCCTCCGGCCGGGCCGAGTGCGAGTCGGGCGTCGAAGCTCGTTGCGCCGGTTTGTGGGCGACTGGCGGCCCGTGCTTGATGCCCGCTGACGATCTCTCCGACCTTGCGGCCGTCCATGTTCAGCACCAGCGAATTGTTCGCTGTGCGCGCTTGGCGGTCGGCCATGAAGTCGCTCGGACCGGTGCGCACGGTGGGCGCCGGATGGTTGAGCTCGCCGGCAGCGATCCGGCGTTGTGATTCGGCGCTCAGCACGACGCCCTCATGGTGGCTGGCCTTGTAGAGTTCATAGGCGGCCGCGCCGAGCTTGATGACTTGGATGGCGCCCCAGACGGCGCCCAGCGCCAGCGCGACCTGGCCGAAGCCGCCGGCCGTCTGGATCAGCATGGACCCGATGCCGACGCCCTTGCTGACCACCATCGCGAGCCCCAGCGCTTTGAATCCGGCGGTCGCCATCATCATGACGCCGCCCGCCGCCACGATGCCCGAGAGCACGCCAAAGCCGATGGTCAGCCACTTCGTCAGCGTAGGGAACTCGCGCGCGAAGCCGACGATTCCCTTGACGACGCTGGTCAGGCCCTCCACAGCCTTGATCGCGATCGGCAGGACCGTCGTGCCCAGCTCCTTCAGCACATCGCGCCACTTGGCATGTAGCTCGATCTCCTTGCCGGCGAGTGTGTTGCGCGCCGCGGCGTCGAGTTGGCCGATGTCCTGCGCCGAAGAGTTCGCGCCGACCTGCTTCTTCAGCGTCTCGCGTTGCTGGAAGATGCGCGACATCAGGCC